CTCTGCAGCGCGGCAAAAAGGGACAGAGGCCCGCCAAAAAGATATGGGTCTACTTGATCCCCCATATCATTACGTGACACCGATTAGGTGGCACACTACAACTGGTGCGCCGGAAGGCAGCACCACATACATCCACAGGAGCTTTTCATGAAACGTTCTCGTATCCCGAACAAGTCCTCACAGCGCCACTTCTCCAGACACTCGCGCTCTCATCCTAAAAACACTCAGGCCGGCCCCATGCGAGGCGGCATCCGCCTCTAGGGCCGTGACCTGCTACACACCCTTGAAGGCATACGCCCCGCTCTCTAGAGCCAACGGCGGGGCGTACGTCTTCGACGCTACCAAGGCACTCAATCCGGACCACCCCGTTAAAATACCCTGCCAAAATTGCATCGGCTGCAGAGCCGACAAGGCAGAGGAGTGGGCGGTCCGCTGCTCACACGAAGCTCAGATGCATCAATGCTCGAGCTTCATCACTCTCACCTATGACGACGAAAATCTGCCTGCAGACTTCTCCGTCACACTTCGCGAATGGCAACTCTTCGCCAAAAAACTTCGCAAGACCCTCGCCGGCAAAATCCGACACTTCGCTGTCGGGGAATACGGCACTAAATCCTTTCGCCCCCACTACCATGCGTTGATCTTCGGCTGGGACTTCCACGCCGACAGAAAATACTACAAGCAAACGCCAGACGGTCCGCTCTGGACCTCTGAACAACTCACTTCAACATGGGGCAAAGGCCACTGCACTCTTGGGCAGGTCAATTACAAGACCGCCAATTACTGCACTCAATATCTCTTCGATCTACGCGGCGGCGAGCTCGCCGCTAATCGCTACATCCGACAACATCCGGTAACTCAGGCCATCGTCAGATGCCAACCGGAGTTCTCGGCAAAGTCGAATCAGCCAGGTATCGGCTCAACATGGTTCGACAAATTCAAAACCGATTGCTTCCCCTCGGACTTTCTCATCGTCGAGGGCAAGCATCGTCCGGTTCCACAGTACTACCTCAAGAAACTCGCAGAGGAGGAACAGCACCGCATCAAACTGGACCGGCTACCTACGCCCCAGCATCCCGCTCATCCTGAGCGTCGCTGGAACAAAACCAAGGACCGCTTGCAGGTCCGTCAACAAATACACGCATCACGCCTTGCAAAAAGGAAGACCTCACTATGATCGTCAACGCTTACACAATCTTCGATACCAAGGCGCTCACCTATAGCAACCCGTTCTTCGCGGTAACGCACGGGTCTGCTCTCCGCATCGTTTCCGACGCGGCCAACGACCTCAACACGTCGTTGGGCCGTCATCCGGCAGACTTCATTCTCTATCAAGTGGGCACTTACAACGACGCCAACGGCGTCCTCGTAGCAATGGACCCGCGCGAGCATGTGATCGACATCATCGCGCTCGTCCACAACTTCAAACCCACTGGCGACCTCTTCAAGGGAGACAAATAACATGGCCCGCATGCCATCAATCATGAACCACGATTTCTCTCGGGTTCCTCGCGCTAACATTCAGCGCTCATCCTTCGACCGTTCTCACGGTATGAAGACCACCTTCAACTCCGGCCTGCTCATCCCGATCTTTTGGGATGAGGCCCTGCCCGGAGATACCTTCAATCTCAACATGACGGGCTTCGCACGGCTGGCAACGCCGCTGCACCCGTTCATGGATAACGTCTACTTCAACACGTTCTTCTTCTCGGTCCCTCTCCGTCTGCTTTGGGGAAACTTCCCTCGCTTCATGGGCGAGCAACCAAACCCCGGCGACACAACCGACTTCTTGGTCCCTCAAGTCACATCGGCTGCCGGCGGCTACGGCTCTATGTCGATCTTCGACTATTTCGGCATCCCGACCGGAGTAGGACCTATCTCTCACAGCGCGCTTTACTTGCGCGCTTACAACCTGATCTGGAACGAGTGGTTCCGCGATCAGAACCTCCAGGACGCCGTGCCGGTCTCCAAGGACGACGGTCCGGACGGCCCCGGCGAATACACTCTGCTCCGGCGCGGCAAGCGCCATGACTACTTCACTTCCTCACTTCCTTGGCCACAGAAAGGCGAAGCCGTTGACATACCTCTTGGCCAATCAGCACCGATCCGAATGGCCGGTGCTGCTTCCGCTTCTAACTACGCTGGCGTGCTCAACGACGCCGACCAGCTCGTCAATCTCGGGTTCAACAGCCCGGATACTTCCATCTTCCTCACGGGCACACCCAACACCACCGGCAACCCTCTCTATGCCGACCTCGAAGACGCCATCGCTCCAACAATCAATCAGCTTCGACAAGCCTTCCAGCTCCAGAAACTGCTGGAACGTGACGCCCGGGGTGGCACTCGCTACACGGAAATCATCCGAGCTCACTTCAACGTCGTTTCCCCAGATGCCCGCCTGCAGCGGCCCGAGTATCTCGGTGGGGGACAATCCAGCGTCAATCTACATACCGTTCCGCAAACCTCAGCCGCGGGAGACTACGCGGCCACGCCCCAGGCCAATCTCGCCGCCTACGGTACCGCCTCTGTAAACGGCCATGGCTTCACTCAGTCGTTCACTGAACACTGTGTCGTCATCGGCCTCATGTGCGTCAGGGCCGATCTAAACTACCAGCAGGGACTCAACCGCAGCTGGTCACGTCGTACGAAGGACGACTACTTCTGGCCCGCTCTCGCTCAAATTGGCGAGCAAGCCGTCCTCTCGAAGGAAATCTATATGGACGGCACCGTCGCTGACGACGAGGTCTGGGGCTATCAGGAGCGGTTCGCTGAGTACCGCTACAAGCCCAGTATCATCACCGGCCAGATGCGCTCTCAGGACGCCCTGTCTCTCGACACATGGCACCTCGCGCAGGACTTCGCGACGCGCCCGCTTCTCAATGAAGCCTTCATCGCTGAAAACCCGCCGATCGCGCGGGTGATCGCCGTTCCTTCGGAACCGGAGTTCATCTTCGATTCCTATTTCCGCTACCGCTGCGCCCGCCCGATGCCCGTCTACGGCATCCCCGGCAATATGGACCGCTTCTAGTGTTCGGCATCGACGACGCCTTGATTGGCGCGGCCATCGGTGGGGCCTCCAACCTCATCGGCGGCGCAATCTCATCTGGCGGCCAGTCGGCCGCCAACGCTCAAAACATCGCGCTCGCACGCGAACAAATGGCATTCCAAGAAAGGATGTCCAACACGGCCTATCAACGCTCAATGGCCGACATGAAAGCCGCAGGGCTTAACCCAATCCTCGCCTATCAAAAGGGCGGGGCTTCAACACCATCAGGCGCCCTTACAACCGTCCAAAACGAAGCCGAAGGCATCGCTGAAGGCGTCAAGGGCGCCGCACACTCGGCCAAGTCCATGGCAATGGCACCTGCCGAAGTTCAACAAATAAAATCATCCACGGCCGCTAACGTCGCGGCCGCTGGTCTCGCAAATCAAAACGAGAAAAAGAGCGCGGCGGAAACCATGAACGCCAACGCTCAAGTCTTCAAAACTGTCGAGGACACAAAGAACGTCGCGGCCTCTACCCGCAACCTCGACATCAACTCAGAAATACTGCGGCACGGCGTCGGCACCGCCGAAGCCGAAGCCGCAATCAAAAAGCTGGAGGCATCTGCCTCCGCTCAAGGGGCGATCTCGCCCATGGGACGGGACATCATCTCGATTCTTCGGATGATGGGCTACGCCACCGACAAGGTCGCTGGCATTCAAACGCCCACCGTCCCCAACGCTAAACAAGCTGGCGAGCGCCCGACGGGCGCTCCCAGCAACTCAAAAACTTGGTCAATTCCATCGAATCCACTGGAGTGGTTCAAATGACAAAATTCGTCCAGGGCGAAGCCCTAACAACACTCGCAACCGATCCACATAACGGAGTTACCCCTTCCACCTTCCCCTACGCACGCTTCAGCTTCTATCGGCCTCACAGTCGCGCCCTAACCGCTTACACGGGCACGCTGGTCAACCCGCTCACTGGTGAGGTCACAAGTCCACCCTCTCGCACCAAGCAAGAGTTCAAGGACCAATGCGATATCAACAACATCATCAAATCGTTCAAGCTCACCGGCCAGATCCAGCATATCAATGCTAAGGCCCAGCAGGGCCGCTTCGAGGATCTGCCCGACGAGCTCGACTTCCAGCAGTCGCAAAACACCATCCGCCAGGCATCGCTCGCTTTCGAGTCGCTGCCTGCACGTCTACGCGACCGGTTCGGCAACGACCCGACCGCCTTCCTCGCGTTCTTGGCCGACCCGGCCAACAAGGACGAAGCCACCCGGCTCGGCCTAATCAAAAAAACAGAAACTCCGCCAGCTCCGGACACGGGCGGCGGAAAACAACCGCCGGCAGCGCCGCCGGCGGAACAAGTATCGGCACCAGCCGATGCACCGAAAAAATAGAACCTCACACTCACTGAAAAAGGGCGCCTCCGGGCGCCCTTCCCTTTCATGGTGGGGTTCGCTAGGGGGCTCGCCCCCTACCGGCCGCCGCAGGCGGCCTCATGCGCCCCTAGGGCGCATCATAGCAGCGGGCGGAGCCCCTGCGCCTAGCGGGCCTCCTAGGCCCCCTGCCGAGCATCCTTGCGGCCTCTCCACCCGGTATATTGGTCTACCAAAATCCACGGGTAGGAGCGCCGCAGGCAGCGCGGCAAAAAGG